GAATCATTATGAAAAAAAATCTGATGATTATAAAAGAATTACTGTAGTAGATACACATTGTCTAGAATTTGAATCCTTCCCTATACCTAGATTAAATCCTTCAGGAGCATAGACAAATCAAATTACTATTGTTATAATCTTATATGGCTTGGCGTTATAAGATATATAATGGCGAAAGAATAACAGATGAAGGTACTTCTAGTACCAAACCTAGTGTTCATATAGACCCTCACCCTAATTGGATTGTAAAGAAAAATGAAAATGGTGATGTCCTTTCCATAGAATACCAACCACCAATAATTAAAATAGTATACGAAGAAATAATAACAACCACAATTAAGGAGGATTTAGTATGATAGATAAAGAAGCTATAGATATTATGGCAAAGACTTTGTATGGTGAAGCAAGAGGAGAAGGTGAAGAAGGTTTAATAGCAGTAGGTAATGTTATTAAAAATAGAGTTAAAAAGAAAACTTGGTATGGCAAAACAGTAAAAGATGTTTGCCTTAAAGCATGGCAATTTAGTTGCTGGAATCATAATGACCCAAATTTTAAAACTATCTCATCACTCGACAAACGGAATAAAACATTTGCAAAGATTCTGGTACTTGCCGAGCAAATTTTAAATGATGAATTTGAAGATAATACTGAAGGTTCAACACATTATCATACTTCAAGTATAAAGCCAAAATGGGCTAAAGGTTTGACACCTGTTGTAACTCTTGGTAATCATCTTTTCTATAATAATGTGAGGTAACTATGTTTGGTTTATTAGGTGGCTTAATAAGTGGTGGTAAGATTAGCAAGTCTATCTTATCTACTGGCTTAAAAGTAGTAGATGAACTCTACGAATCAGATGAAGAAAAAAAGATAGCACAGCGAACACTAGCTGAGATAGATGCAAAGCTAAAAGAAAAACAGATAGAAGTAAATATAGCTGAAGCTAAACATAAAAGTTTATTTGTTGCTGGTTGGCGTCCATTTATAGGTTGGATATCTGCAAGTGCATTAGCTTTTAATTTTATCGTAGCTCCTTGTATGGAATGGTATATAGCTTTTGCTCAACTAGATATTACATTACCTAACATATCCTTAAATGAATTATATCCCATCATCTTAGGTATGCTGGGTCTTGGATTTGCTCGTAGTTATGAGAAGACCAAGAAAGTAGATGACAGGCATTAATAAAAAAATTGCTCTAGTTATAGGTGATAGCCATGATTCTCCTAAGATTAGTAAGGAAAGGTTTTATTGGATTGGTAGACACGCTGCTTTTCTTAAACCTGATATTCTTATTCATATTGGAGATTTGTCTTCTTTGGATTCTCTTTGCCATTTCATTCCTGACGATACTTATACAGCCAAAGTTACTAAACCTTTATATGAAGAAGATATGCTTAGCTTACAGGAGGCATTGTTTGAGTTGGACCAAGGGTTGGGCGACTACAATGTTAAGAAAGTTTTATTAGAAGGCAATCACGAATATAGATTACATAAATACGCAGATAAAAATCCACCAGTTTTTGGTATGCTTCAAAAGAAATTCTATGAAGTTATGGAATCATTCAACTGGGAGCATATAGAAATGAGTAAGATGTATAATTTTCATGGCGTAAATTTTACTCATGTTCCAATAAATGCTATGGGTAAAGCGTATGGTGGTGTTAATGCAGAAAGAAAGATAGCTACTGAAACACAAGCTGATTTAGTCTTTGGACATTCTCATAGATTTCAAGATGTAAGAGTGCCAGTCTTAGGTTCGCCATTAGCTTACAGGAGAGTAGTTAATGTTGGTTCTTCTATGCCACATGGTCATATAGAAGAATATGCTAAACATAATTTATCAGGTTGGACTTGGCAAATTACTGAGATTCGTATATGGGATAATCATATTCAAGAAGTTAATTCTATTTCTATGCAAACACTTGAACAACTTTATAAAAGGAGGAAGAAATGATTTTTAACTGGAAGTTTATAAATAACAAATCTAAAAATAAATGGGTATGGATTGGTATCTATTACTCAACTACTAAACACGAACATAATTTTCAAAATGTATTACCCTATTAAACCTAGAGGTAATCGTAAGGTTATCAATACTTATGTATTCCATAATTCATTTAATGATAAACAAATTAATAGAATTAAAACTTTATTAAGTGATAAGTGGAATAAAGCTGAAGTAGAAACTGGTGACTCAGGTCGTTACTCATCTGATATAAGAGTTAATGATGAACAAACATTAATACCTGATAAAGATGGATTTCCATATACACAAATAGCTAATGTAGTAGCTGAACTTAATAGAGATTGGTGGAACTTTGATGTTACTGGTTTTAATTTTTTAACTGACCACCCATCAGTATTTAAATACAATGTTGGTGGTAAGTTTGATTGGCATTATGATTTTACTCATAGTGAACCAACTAGAAAACTTGGTTTTACATTACAACTTTCTAATTCATCTGAATATGAAGGTGGTAATTTAGAATTTTTTGGACATGACTTTGATGAAAAGAGTAGAGAGAAAGGAACTTTAATTTTATTTCCTAGTTACTCATGGCATAGAGTAACAGAAATAACTAAAGGAACTAGACTAGCTATGGTTGGTTGGGTTCATGGTCCAAGCTTTCAATAAGCATATCTATTATATGCTTAGCTTTTTCTAAGTCTTCTTTTCTATTTCCCTTCTGTCGTAGGAGATATTGTATTATATCTCCTTCGGCTTTAGGTATTTTATTAGCAATAAAGAACTCCATTGGCTGTATTTTCCACCCTAAATAGTGGCTACCACCTATCTGTTTATTAAAACTACCCATTTAAACCTCCATATTTGCCTCCTGAGAGGGTTTTTATCATTAAGTAGGGTAGCAGTAGGTACGGAGAAGATAACCTACTGTGGCTACCCTTTTACTTGCTCAAGGAAACAAGTAGGTTCTACTTATTTCTTGAATTTCGATTTGTCAAAACTTTAGATTATAACATTTAATACAATAATGAGTGCTATCATCTTGATAATACCCATAATTTGTAGGTAAATAACTAATCATTAAGTCTTCGTGGTATTTTTTATTGCATGAATTACAGGTATAAAATTTAACTTTTCCCTTTTTTCTTATACGCTTTTCAACATACTTACCCTCAAGTTTTATTACATTACTCATATCTCTTTCTCCATATGTGAGATACTCTTTCCCATAGTAATCTAATTTTAATCTGTTCTTTTGTCTTTGGTTCTCTTAAAGCTCTGCGATTTAATTTTTTTAGACAGTGCTTTATCTTTGTCTTTAGTTTCATGTGCTTCTCCTTTAACTAAATGAATAAAATATTTCCAATCTAATACTACTGTTGGTAATTGCCTATCTTCTACTAATAATAATATTTCTGCATTACCTTTCCATCTTTGAATAGTTTTAAATCCTTCACCATTAGCTCTAGCTTTAGCTTCAACTGATGAACCACCAAGTATATCTACTACTAGGTCATGTGGGAATCCAACTATAGCTCCACTCATTGGTTGTCTTCTAGCTGAGATTCCCTCATGTTCGAACATATGGACTAGCTTTCGTTCTACACGATAGCCTTTTTGTTTTTGACTTCTGCCCATATTAAAAAGGTATATCTTCTATTTCTTCTTTGTTGCTGTTGCTAGGTGATGATACTGTTTGTGTTGCAGTATCACCACTAGCTCCACCACCAAGACCTATTCTTTTTACTGCTCCTCTAAATCTAGGTACATTAATTTCTGTAATCCATTTAGTTCCTGTATCTGATTCAAAGCTACGAGTAGTAATCTCTCCTTTGATATAAAACATTTCGCCTTTCTTACCTGTTCTTTCTAGCATCTGTGCTAGGATAGGGTCAAAGACAACTATCTTATGCCATTCAGTTTTCTCTTGCCACTCATCACCCTTCTTATATTTTTGGTTAGTAGCTAAAGATAACCTTGCATACTTATCACCTTTGCTGGTTTCTTTTATTTCAGCATCAGCTCCTAGTCTGCCTATTAGTGTTACTTCATTTATCATTAATCCCCCTCTCTTAATTGTGGAAAAATAGGTTCATTTTTAAATGATGTATGTAATGCTCCACAAGAATTACCTTCATCATCACACATAACCTTGAGCCAGTTACCATCATCTAAATCTAAATAAAGATAAGGTTGATTATCTACACCTTCATATGTTTTTCCAAGATATGTAAATTTATAATGTCCTTCATGATGATACTTAGCTTTGATAATTTTTTTACCAGCTACGCATTTATTTATTCTATCTTCCCACCATTGTCTTGTATATCTTTTTGCCATTATACCTCCTTATGAGATTTAATATTAAACTCTTTATATAACTCATCAATGTATTTAGAGCTATCAAATTTACCCATAAATACATCTGCTGATAATCCTAGATGACTAAATGCTTTAGTCATAGCATCTGTCATAGCTTTCTTAGGAGCTTCATCATCTAACTTACCATTAGATTTATATAAATTCTGAACAGAAGGCACTGGTCCAAAGCAATTACTTAATGCTTTACTGTCATTATCTAACCAATAGATAGTAACTTCAGCAAACACTAGCTTATCAGTATAAGTAAATTTGTTTTCATGTTTCCAACCTTTACCTATAGGTCCAAACTGTTCTGTCATTCTCATTATCTGCCATTGAGGGTCAATAGTAGTTAGGTTTCCCCAACCTTTATTCATACCTTTAGTAGCTCTTGGGTCAGTCTTCTTTAGTTTATCCCATATTATTCTGTTCGCCCAGTAGTTAGGGTCTACTGTCTTAACCTTTGATTCTGTAGTTGGCATAATGTTTTCCTCCGTTTTTAATTATTTCTGTTTCTATATCATATCCATCTTTCTTCAAGTCGAATATGATAGCTGATAATCTAAAAGCTCCGAATTTAGTTAGAGCTTCTAGTGGTGTAATACCTTTGCCTTCTTGCAAATGTATTAAAACTTTTTGCTTTTGAGAATTATACCTTGCCATTTATTTCCTCCTCTATTTTATCTGCTAATCTATTGTCTTCCATCTTGTCCATTATCTTATCAAATTTCTCTAGAGTATTATTAAAGTGTTGTATTACTAGAGTTCTTGCATCAAATAATTGTGAGTATGTTAATGTATTGTCTACTTCAATATCAGTTAAGACAAAATCATTTACTGTTAGTTTCTTGTGCTGCATCATCTTCTCCTACAGTTATGTTTAATCTTCCAGTTTTAGAACGCTTAACTGTAACACCATGTCCAGTAGCTTCTCTCCAATCTGGTTGCACTAGAGATTTAATTTCTTTTTTACTAGCTTCAAACTCTCTAGCTTTTTCTTGTGTTTGTTTTAATGTTTGTGAAAGATACGCCCATTGATTACTACTTGTCATATCTTTTACTATCATCTTATCTAACACAAGCTCTTTAGTTGATGGTGTTTCAATACCTTCACCATCATATGGTGGTTTGTCTTGTACGACAAAGCTCCAAAACTGTTCTTCCTTTTCTACT